GGCTGATTTAAGATCAATTCAATTGTTACTAGGTCATGCAGACGTTTCAACCACTTCTATATACACTCATGTATCAACAAAAAGGCTAGGTGAAATGCACAAAATGCACCATCCCAGAGGCTAAAGATCCTTCCAGCTATTTACAAAGTTTCTTCCAGGCTTGTAATTAGCTCTGTTTGGTTTTATTTGTGTGTTATTAACTATTTGATTAGATCCATTTAATATTCTTTCCTCAATAGCATCCCAGTTAGGATTTAAGATATAGGCTGCTGCTAATGAGTAACAAATCGTATCAAGACTTTCATTCCTATTCCTTATCTGCTTCCAGAATAAAGTCTTTCTACCTTTAACAAATTTAACAAATCTTTGCTCTGCTGTAAGCATGCGGAAATATTCCTCATCAACTGTTGCGGGAAAGTGTAAAGTTGAATAACCATATTCGGATGCAAGCCTTGAATAGATAACTTCTTTAGCTGTATCACTTCCAACAGGGTAAAGTACGTTTTCTTCTTTACCTACTTTGGATGGCTTTCCAACTACTGATTTACCGCTTTGTGATTGGCCTTTAATTGCATAGATTCTCCTGCCTTTTTTATTTCTAGTAAAGCCATAAACCATTTGAGTTTGGAAGCCTGAGTCAATAGTAGTGCAAGCAATATTCATAATGCGCCCAGATAGTGTTCTAAAGGTAGATTTTAAATAAGCATCTAAATCATTCCATACATTAGGATCACCTGTACTTCCATATATCACTTTATATTCAACAACCCACATTTCATAATTATGCGAATAAGCAACAACCTGGCACTCAAATCTATTTTTCTGAACATCTACCCCACATGTTAATAAAAGAGCTTCATCTGGAATAGTATTAGCATCATAGCCTTCCCTTTTAGCCATCAAGCCTTCTGGCTCTACAGCCTCTTCAGGTTCAGGCTGCCATGTCTCTGCTAACGAGGTATTAATAAATGTTTTTAACATCTCAGGCTGTTTCTTGGCTTCTAGGAAATTTTCAGCCATTGCACCCCAGGTACTAAAAACAGAATAAAGCTCATTAAGATGAAAGCCTGCTACCTTCTTTGTTTCCTTTAGAGCTTTCCAAGCTCCATTCTTTAACATCCAATACTTCTTAGATTCATCTATAACGCATCCGTTTTCGCAAGTATATATTGCTGTCTCTGGCTTATTTTCTTCCCATACTACATTTGACCATTTTAAGGTCTGCTTATGATTACACTCAGGGCATGGCACATAGTAATAACGTTGATCTGATTCTTCAAAAGCGGTTTCTATTCTTGATAGACCTTTTACTGTTGGTGTGCTGCATAGATATATTTTGCGATTAAAAAACGTCTGGGTTCTTTTTGATGCTAATAAAACTGGATCTCCCTCACTTCCTACACTTGCCTCCATGCGGTCAACTTCATCCACACATAAAATACGCACACTTCGACTAGCGAGAGAAGCTGCACTATTAGATCCAACCATGTTTAAAGTAGTACCGCCTTCAAACTTTTTTGATAAAACTGTATTGGAACTATCTTTTGCTTTAGGTTCGTTAATTCTTTCCCTTAGAACAGGCGTATCTCTTAGCATGTTAGATAGCTTTTCTTTACTGTAGGCCTGAGCCATAGCTAAAGAAGGTTGCATTATTAAAATTGGGCATGGGTTCATGTGTATGTAATAACCAACCACATTGTTTAATATTTCTGTAGCACCAACCTGAGCTGATTTCATCCAGACTATGCGTTCAATATTAGGATCATTAAAAGAATCCATAATTTCTTTTTGATAGGGTGCGTAGTCTGTTCTATATTTACCGCTAATAGCTGACGACTCTGGCGATAAATATCTATACTTATCTGCCCATTCACTAATCTTTAAGTTACTCGGTGGTTTTAGCTGAATCTGTACTTGTCTCAGTACGTTCAGCATATTCTCTTGGTAATCCATTTTGGGATAACTCCTCTAATGCTTCATATATGCTTTTCTTTATTAAATGCTCTGCCTGGTTGAAATCCTCTGCTGCTAATATCTGATGCGCAAGATTGTTTGGAATGTTTAAGAGCTTGGCCTTTGCATTACCAACAAAATCACTCCAAGTATCTTTAACTAACTCTGCTGGTATTAATTTTCCTTCTAATTGATTTACTTCTAGCTCTGCCTTATCAGCTTGGAACTTTTTTAATCTAGTAGACTCCTCAACAATATCTCCACCAGTCCCAGTCTTTTTGTAGTGGTTTGCATTTTTTCTAAGATAATTTATATATTCAATTCGGCTAAAATCAATATCTATTGGTGACCTTCCTTTTTTGATTGTAATAATATCTTTTTTAACTAATTCCCCAAGACTTTGCGGAGTCATGCCTAGGTGTTCAGCTAACTCTTTTTGCGTAGCCATTTATAAAGAATAAGGTTGATTGTTATGAACGTAATCTGAAAAATAAAAAAAACGCAACCCTCGATCCTTTTTGAAGTTGAGAAAGAACCTAGTCAATTTATATACAGCCATCATAAGGTGCAAACGTTGTAGGTAAGGCGTTCTTTAAGCAGTGTCATTTTCTTATTACTCTCTTAATTTCTTTATCTAATTCTTTATCATAATTTTTCTTTATGACTCCTATACCAATCTTAAAGAAGTCTAAGATCTTAGTATGTTTAATAAAGTTTTTTGCAACAGCTAACAGCTTCAAACCACCATCACCTTCACGCTTCCATAAAGCATCTTTATTTAAAAACAAATCTTTTCTGCCATCTAACTTTCTACCCCTTAGCCCTATAAGGTTTCCATATTTGTTAATGCGCTCGCCTCCTGCTGATGATACAGGTGCAAATATCTTAGACTTTTCTGGGCGTTCTATTCCGCCTTGAAAAACATACTTTAAATACTTTTGTGCAATAGGTTTAATCAATACTAATGCAGCCAAGTCTTTAGGTTTAGCTCTAAACTTCTCAGGCATATCAACTGCCTTAATAGTAAATGGTGTTGGTCTATCTAATTTCTTTTGTATTTGTGATCTCTCAGCATTAACAACTTTAACGCCTATATTGTTAAGAGCATTAGCTGTTGCTTCTGGTAAGCGCTTGCGCCTAAACAATCCCATTTTCTTTTTCAATTCTTTCTCATTTGATTTGATTTGTATTGTTATTGTCATCCCTTGCCCCAGGTTGTCTTGCCATTAAACTTTAAGCCTATCTCAGCAGCCTTACGTCTAATAGTTGTAGGGCTAACACCAAACTGCATTGCTACATGTCTAGAGCTTTTGCCCTCTATTATCTTTTCTTTTAATTTATCTTTATCAATTTTCATATATGATAATTATAAATTTTTATAGTGTTCTATCAAGCGATTGAGATACCAAACACTCTTTTCCAAATCTTGTATATTAGCGTCCTTATACTTATGTCTATGCAAATATTTAACTGCATTACCTTCCAGGTACGCTGGAAAGTTGCTGCCTAACTGTTGCTTGATGTAGTCAATACATTCAACGCCACCCTTGTTGTAATGTGGCGGTTTGTTTACTGGATCATTCATTTGTTTTCCCTTATTTGTTTTAGTAGTTCTTGTTCGTTTAAATCATTTAACTGTAAATATTTTTTTAAATATTCAATGTTTTCGAAAAAATTTTTATGAAAATATAAAATTCCACACTCAGTCCTTGGGTAAGATGTTTCTTCTTTTGTATTATTTATGGTAAAAGACTTAACATCAGGAAATCGTTTAAATAAAACACTAGCAAAGTTTCCATAGACTCCATGCTGTTTATCTATAAAAATTATTAAAGTGTCCTTGTTATTAATTAAATTATCATAATAATTATTAGCAACACTTAAATTAAAACCAGTATCAGGATAATGCTTCCTCATTTCCTTTGTTTTTAGTTCTAAATAAAAACCCTTGCCATCTGGAGATTTTAAATTTGGTAACCATATATCTCCTACCTCGCTTTGACCACTGCTTATATATGCAAGAATGTTATTTTGTTTAAATAAATTATAAAAATGCTGTTCAGCCGTTTTTCCATAATACAATCTGTTACTAAAATTTTGATTCGTCATTTCCAAAGGTGTCCCAATCGTTTCTTTGTTCTCTTGAAAAATAATCTAATTTTGTGCCAACACATAATGAATCAACCATGGTATAAAATTCATCAGGCTTTCTACTATGCTCTCTTAATTTGCCCTCTATAACTGTTGATTGATTGCTTAGATTTACAACAGGACTTCCTTTTACGCACATAATGCAAAACTCTGACTGGCTTCTTAACCAACTTCCCAAACCTATTCTATTTTTTTTCCAAGTTAATATGGATACATCTCTAAAACCCCATGTATCAATAATATCAAAACTATGTCTCATAAATTTATGTGTAGTCCATAACCACAAAACACAATCATCAGTTGTTGGTAATTTAATATTTTTTATTTGTTCTAATGTCATTTCAGGATAAGGATTGGCTGCCCTTCTTCCATTTGGGTCATACTCAGTTCCATATCCCCAGGGTGGGTCAATAACTATACAGCTATATGATTTATTAAAATTAATATCTAAATTTTTAACATCCTCAGTTTGTTTTATTATGTCTGCAATTCTTTCAGCCTTTCTGAACTCTGATTTTTTAGCTCTAATTTCTTTAGCCATCTTCAATATTTCATCTTCGCCCTTGGCTACAACAACCTCTTGTTCTGCTTTATCTAAAGTTGCTATATCAGAAGCAGCACTAACAGATACCCTTCCAGCTTCAACAGATTTTTGTAAATCTTCTATACCTTCTTTTTGTACTTTTTTTGCCCTCTTAACACTATCAATACCAACATTTAATTTTTCAGATGCATCTTTATTGCTTAAACCTTGGCTGAATTCATCCGAGGTTAAATCTGTCCTAGCTCCACTTTTCATATTAGCCAACTTAGCACCAATCATAGCCCTTTGACTTTCGTTTAAATGCCTGCGATTTAGATTCAAAGATATAACATAAGACAATGCATCTTCGCCCTCATATTCTACAAAGTTAGGCTCTATACCAGCATCATGACAGGCGTTATATCTATTCCTGCCATCAAGTATTTTTCCATCATGTAATATGATTGATTCAATCAATCCATTTTCTTTTATATCATCAACCAAACCCCCATACTGTTTTTCATCCATTAATGGAAATAGGTTTGCTAATTCGTGATATTCATAATTCATTTTTTTCTCCTTTTTTTTATTGCCAAATATGGCGTTATAATTTTTATCAAATTCTTCTTTATCTATATCCATTGGCCTTTGTTTAGATCCCTTTCCCATGGATCACCTCCTTGAAAGTTCCATCAATGCCATTTTTCTTCATTACCTCTTTCATACCCGTGTAATCTGGATGCACAAATCTAAACAGCTCTTCCATGCTAAAAAGAATCACATCTTTATCTTTTCCATGTATTGATTTTAGGTTTGATAGTTGTAAATCTGAGTCACAAATAATAGCGATTTTGTCCTTGTTATATTGGTAACATTTATAATCATTATCCAATCTGCTATAACCACTTTCCTCAGCTTTGGTAATTAGTGCGTTATATGCCCGATACATCATTTCAATCATCTCAATCTTCTTAGCAGCCTTTTCTTTAGTTAAGGCTTCATCAAATAACATCTGGGCTTTACAAAATTTAATTTCAAGATGCACATCAACGCATTTAAATAATCTCTTCTTACCACCCCATTCAGATTCAACAGAAGTTTCATAAGATCTAAATGCTTTTACTTGTTTTATAAATGTTTCGTCTAAATACGTTTTCATGATCATTTACAGGGAATAGGGATATACCTATAGGTATATATCCCTTCCCTCCCTGTTAATTGTTGATTTGGGTATAAAACTTCCCCCATAC